TGCTTGGAGACAAGCAAGAAAAGGTGGGTTCATATTAGAAGCTCACGGATACAACAAACTATTCATAACCGCTGCTTCAAATCTTGGAGTGGAAGGTTCAGACGAACTAGATGACGAGTTAGTCGACGCTAAAAAAACTAGAGTGTTGGCTGCTTTTAAGAAAAACCAAAAGTCAAAGACAACATCTAGGTTTTTGACTAACGAATTTATCAAGGAGATAGCATAATGGAAGCAATTCTGAATAAAGACGACTATAGGGAATTCACTCAAAGAGTGGACATTGCAAGTTCGAAGGGAGTAGAAGTTCCTCACCTAGTCGAAACTATAGGTGACAAATACAAGATTACTTTGTTAGAAAAAGTAGACTTGGAATTATTAGATGATATAACGGAGACAAAGTAATGAGAGACCCCTTAAGAGTTGACCCGTCCTACTATTCACCAGTGGTGAATGAGGTGTCAAAGTTCGCTGACGCTGTAATGGAAGTTGGGCCAAGTCCCTGTGTTTTTCACAATTGTGATAATTACAACCAATGTAGAGATGAGAAGGTTGAATGTTTTGCATTTAGGACTTGGGTGAATAATGGTGAACCTTATCTTACTGAAAAAAATAAGAAAGGTGATAAGATTAAATGTATTGAGAAAATGGGAAGGAACCTTGAACCTATCAAATAGGGCCTTGACAATGACCCCAGCTTTCTGTTAGCATATATGTATTGATGAGAAAAGGAGACTATATGAAGAAATCAATAAAAGTGAATGGTAAGGATTTTCCCCTTACCCCCGATAAGACAGAGGTTCTAGATACTCTATCTTCTGCTTATCCTAATCAGACCTCGTTCTCGAGGGCTGAAATCAAAGAGGCAACCGATGGTTATCTCCCATACTGGGTGAAGTCGTCTAGGTTCCCTTTCAAAGAGAAACAACCTGATGGTTCAGTTCTCTTTAATCTTGAAGCTGTAATCAGTGGATACAACGGTGGATATTCTCACGGTGGTGAGACTCCAGTTGCACCACAACCAGTGGCAGTTCCTTCGAAGGCAGTCCCTTCAAACATGCCAGTTGCAGCTGCAACGGAGTCTGTGAACATTCTTGATGACAATATCAAAATTGTTCCCGAGAAAATGTCAAACTATGTTCCGTTTGGTCATTTCAAAGATGTCAAAAACATTATCAAGTCTAAAATTTTCTTTCCAGTTTTTGTGACTGGTTTGAGTGGTAATGGTAAAACTCTTATGATTGAACAAACATGTGCTCAATTGAAGAGAGAACTTTACAGAGTCAATATCACTATTGAGACTGATGAAGATGACTTAATGGGTGGTCACACTCTAGTAAATGGAAACATTGTTTTCAGAGAAGGCCCAGTGGTCAAAGCAATGAGAAAAGGTGCAGTCCTTCTTCTTGACGAAGTTGACTTGGGTTCTAACAAACTAATGTGTTTACAATCAGTTCTTGAAGGTAAAGGATACCTAATCAAGAAAACTGGTGAGTGGGTGACACCTAAACAAGGTTTTACAGTTCTTGCAACTGCAAACACTAAAGGACAAGGTTCCGAAGATGGAAAGTTCATTGGAACTCAAATCATGAACGAAGCTATGTTGGAAAGATTTGCAATCACAATGCAACAAGAATATCCTCCAGTGAAAACTGAGTTGAAGATTCTTGAAAAAGAAATGGCTTTGACTGGTGAAGTTGATTCAGAGTTCACTAAGAAATTAGTTGACTGGGCTGACATAATCAGAAAAACTTATTATGAAGGTGGTATTGAAGATGTGATAACAACAAGAAGACTTGTTCACATTGTTAATGCTTTCAGAATGTTCAAAGATAGACTCAAGTCAATTGAGATGTGTATTTCTAGATTCGATATCGAGACTAGAAACTCTATCCTTGACCTTTATTCCAAGATTGACGCTGGGGTTAATCTGAACGAAGAAGCAGAAGTTTCAGATTCAGAAGAAAACCCAGTTGACGAATCAGACTACGAGTAGTATAATGGTTTCAATGTTTGGAAAAAACAAAGTTGACTACAAATACAACGAGAAAGAACTCCTCAAGGAGTTCTCTCTCTATGTAGATAAAACTTACGACCAGCATTACTCCAAGGATAAGTTTCAGGCAACTGAATTTATCATGGACGGTGGTCACGGAGAGGGATTCTGTATCGGTAATATCTTAAAGTATGCACAAAGATACGGTAAGAAGGACGGATACAATCGTGCTGACTTGTTGAAAGTCATACATTATGGGTTCCTTGCTTTATATAATCACGATACGCATATAAAGGAGGCTAACAAGTGATGAAAATTAGTAATGATACGAGGAGTGTTCTTAAGAACTTTTCTACTATTAACTCGGGTATAAGAGTTAAGACTGGAAATAAACTTGAGACCATATCCAATATGAAAAATATTCTTGCAGTGGCAACGGTAGATGAATCGTTCCCTCAAGATTTTAGTATATATAACTTGCCTGAGTTCTTGGGTGCAACTTCATTGTTGTCAGACCCCGAATTTGAATTCGGAGATACAAGTTTGACGGTTGCAGATGATAACTCAAGTCTTGCATATTTCTATGCAAGTGAAGGAATGGTCACAGCACCCGATAAAATGATAACCATGCCTGACGCAGAGATTGTAATTAATCTTTCTTCTTCACTCTTAAGTGAACTACAGAAAGCTGCAAGTGTGTTAGGAGTAAACGACATGGTGTTATCCAGTGACGGAACAGTTATCAGACTGGAAGTGACTGATAAAAAGAATCCTACTTCAAACACATTCTCAAGAATCGTGGGTGAAGGAAACGGAGTATCTTATACAATGAACTTCAAGATTGAAAACTTGAAAGTCCTTGACGGAAATTATGAGGTTTCTGTGTCAAGTAAAGGTATTTCACACTTCAACAATACAGATATTGATTTGGAGTATTTTATTGCATTAGAGCCAGATTCAAAATACAATGCCTAACCTATATATTAGTGTAAGTATTGTGCCAGTCTCTGCAATGCATACGGGAGTTATTCAATCTCATCAATCTTCAAGGGTGAATAACACTGTAAACTCGGAGGGGAGTTTACTTCTATGAATCAAGAATTTCTATTTGTAGAAAAGTATCGTCCTCAAACAATTGAGGACACGATACTTCCTGCTGGACTAAAATCAACATTTGAAGAATTTGTAAAACAAGGTGAGATTCCTAATCTCATGTTGTGTGGTTCTGCTGGTGTTGGTAAGACTACGATTGCAAAAGCACTATGTAATGAACTGGGTGCAGACTTTATTGTAATCAATGGTTCAGACGAAGGAAGATTGATTGATACTTTACGAACTAAAATCAAAAACTTTGCGTCTACAGTTTCATTGTCAAGCGCACCAAAGGTTGTAATACTGGACGAGGCAGATTATATTTCAGCTGATTCAGTTCAACCAGCTTTGAGAAACTTTATCGAAGAGTTCTCTTCAAACTGTAGATTTATATTCACATGTAATTACAAGAATAGAATCATACCACCTTTACATTCAAGAACAACTGTCATTGACTTTACAATGACACCAAATGAAAAACAAAGACTTGCCTCGGTTTTCCTTGCAAGACTTATGGAGATATGTGATAAGGAAAGTATCAAGTATGACCAAAAGGTTCTAGTTGAATTAGTTATCAAGTTCTTTCCCGATTTCAGAAGGTGTATCAATGAAGTTCAAAGATATGGTGCAAGTGGTGTAATTGATAGTGGGTTATTATCTACACTATCAGAAGAGAAACTTACACCCTTGATTGATATGTTGGCAAACAAAAACTGGGGTGGAATGAGAAAATGGGTCGGTCAGAACTCTGATAATGATTTCAATGCCCTATATAGAAAAGTGTTTAATGCACTTGAGAAAAGACTAGAACCTTCCAGTATTCCAGCTGCAGTTTTGTTTATTGCAGATTATCAATACAAAGCTGCATTTGCAATGGATTCTGAAATTAATTTTACTGCATGTATGACAGAGATTATGTCAGAGTGTAAATTTAAAGATGGGTAAAATCAATCACGAAAAACATAACAGAAATGTAAATCATTACAATAAAGATTACAGTAATGATATTGAAAATCAATATACTCATGAAGAAATCAGAACAAAGTGGAGAAACGAAGTTTGGGAGTGTAAAGGTAAATATTGTGGAAAATATAAACTGATGGACTTGCCTGAATATTATTTGAGTTGGG